GAACATTTCTACCCGGTCAACCAGCAGGAACCTTACTATCAGCGTTTTTGGCACAATATGGTTTAGGTAAAGTTGGTATTAATGTAGATCCGGCACAATTCATTGCTCGTGGTTCAGGAAACACCATTAATCCTAATCTAGAATTACTTTTTAGTGGTCCTAAACTGAGAAATTTTGCTTTTCAGTTTAAGTTTGCTCCAAATGATACTGTAGAAGCAGATGAGTGTAGAAGAATACTTCGCTTCTTTAAGCAAGGAATGGCAGCAAAGCGAGGTAGTGGTAATCAACTTTTTCTCGGGTCTCCAAATGTGTTTAGATTGAGATATTTGACTAAGAATAATGATACGATTCGTAGTTTGCCCAGATATAAGATCTGTGCTCTAACCTCAACGGACATAGATTATTCTCCAGGACCAACATATCAATCATATGATGATGAGTTTGCTGGGTCTCAAACCAGCATGATGAATATGACTCTAAACTTTACAGAATTGACACCCATCTTTGAGTCTGATTATAGAGAATTTGGTACAGCATCACAACAGGATCTATTTGGAAATTCGGGTGGTGGTGATCTAGACTCACTGGGTCCAATCGATCAAATTAACTCTTACGATGTAGGTTTCTAATGGCATACTTCGATCTCTTTCCAGACATTCTTCTACCATCCTTTATTGAAAATAGAAATTCTTCTTCAGATTTTACTAGAACGAAGAATTTATTTAAACGTGCTAAAATTAGAGATGATTTTTTTGAAAATGCGGTAACATTTACCAAATTTACTATTAGTGGAGACGATAGACCGGATAACGTTGCCAAGATCTTATATGATGACCCAGAATTGGATTGGGTAGTATTGCTGTCGAACAATATCATCAATATCCGCGATGAATGGCCTATGAGTCAATTTGACCTACAGCGATATCTTGACAATAAGTACTCTAAAGAACAATTAGAACAAATTCATCATTACGAAACTCTAGAACAAAAAGCACCAGATGGTAAATTGTTATTGAGTGGTGGAATGCACGTTGATGCCGGTTTTAAATTTAACTACAATTATTATGGGGTTTATTATACCCTAGGTGGTGGTAGTTTAGTAAAATCCGTCAGTAATTACGATTATGAATTGAAGCAAAATGACAATAAAAGAGTAATTTTTGCTTTGAGACCAGAATTCGTGGTAGTTTAGTAAAATCCGTCAGTAATTACGATTATGAATTGAAGCAAAATGACAATAAAAGAGTAATTTTTGCTTTGAGACCAGAATTCCTTTCTGTGGTTGTACAGGATATGCGTGAAATCATGACATATACAGATAGTTCACAATACATTGATAATCGCACTAAAAAAGGCGACAATTTGAGAATCTTGTCGCCTCGTTAGATATTATACAAAAAACCCTATTGGTGATTTTTTGCCGGAGTTTTTTGGCGACGTTTAGTGAAACTAAAAGTCGATTTTGAAATCAGAGAACTCGTAGGGACTCGCATCAATATGATATGCTATGCTAATTCGATCTGTGTTAGATCTATTAAGATCAACATAGTGTACTAAATGAGATGCGAAAAACAAACCAGAATTAACTACAGGTGGAAAAGATAAAGAGTGATATCTAGAGTCAGTATTATAATTAGTGGTTAGAAAAGAGTTTCTGTTGGGATTCAGAACGTGCAGATTACCACAAGTTACTGGATCAACATCTGATTGTAAAAAGAAAGCACCGCTCCAGTCAGCGTTCATGTGATGGTGCATATAATTCGACGCACCAGCAGGATTAATGTTTAGAAACAGTTTAGTGACCTTAGCATAGATAGGGTCTTTAAACTCGTAAACTTTTACATACTCAGCAAATTGTTTGAGGAGCATGTCAATGATTGGTTCAAATTGACTAATACCTAGACAATCTTTTTGCCAACCATCTTTATTACTAGCTTTATTAGAGACTGGTGATTGTCTTTGCCATTCATATGCCCAAGCAGACATTTTTTTACAAAAGAGTTCACCAGGACCCTCAAATAAACCTATATGTTCACTAAACGCTTCATATCTCATAAAAATTGTTTGCGATACTTACGTCGTATGTAATCTGCCTTGGCACCCCCATGACAGGGGATGCCTTCAATTTTTCTCTTCTTACTCTTCGGCGAGACGCTGAAAATACGAGAGTGCGTCATCGTCCTCGTCAGTTGATCCAGTTCCTGCTGAGGCAGTAGACTCAACAGCGGCAGGGCTTTTTCGGACGATTGTATCCTCCTCACGCATCTGCTGACGTGACTTCATCACAACTTCTTCCTGCTCATCAAATGTGTCAGGATCTACGCGACGACTGGTAGCATTGGGGTTCAGTACAGCGTTCATACGCTTTTCCAGTTCTGCGTAAGTCTTGAACTGATCAGGATTCACAAACTCTTCAAGAGAATACTGCTTCTTCCAGATCGTCTCCATGGCATCGTCATCATCAAGCAGAGCACCTTGTGCTGCGAACTCGGATGAATCGTAGTTACGATAACCGGCAACCTGCTTTGCTTTCAGTTTGAAGTTGGCACCTTGCCAGAAGTCAAACGGATCGATTGCTTCTTCATCTTCAAACTCAGGTTGCATGGCAGCAGTAATCTTATCAAAGATCTTCTTGCCAAACTTATAGAGGAACACTTGACCATCGTTGGCAGGATTGTTGGGATCCTTGACAACATAGATGTTAGCGATGTAAGTCAGTTTACGCTTCTGCTTACGTGCTTGTTCCTTGTCTTCATCTGCGCCGCTGTTCCACAGAATACGATTGTATTCCGACACAGGATCTTTACCACCGTTAGTGGTCAAAGAGTTTTCAATATACCAACCGCCAGGACCTTGGAAGGCATGCGAATAGACCTTCGCCCAGGGCAGTTCTTCCCCATCGGGAGCAGGAAGGAAACGGATGACAGCATAACCGTTACCTGCTTTATCAACGTCTAGTTTCCACAGACGTTCGTCAGCACCGCTGCTACCGCCAGTCTTGTTCATCTTCTCAATCTCTTTGGTGAGTTTGGAAGTCAGACTGCCGAGGCGGGACTGTTTTTTAAGATCAGAAAAGGACATTTAGATTTTGGTGGATTCGGAGGATTGTTCACCGCGTTCATTATAACGCCCTATTTATCCCATGTCAAGCATGTCATAACTGTACTGCATCATCATAGATGCCAATCTTGACTTGAGATTGAGGAGATATTCCTGCTCCTCTTGTGGTCTCTTAGGAGAACCTGGCCAACTTTCTAACGCAAAACAGTAGATATTCCTGCTCCTCTTGTGGTCTCTTAGGAGAACCTGGCCAACTTTCTAATGCAAAACAAACATGCCCATAAAGAAGACGGATCTCCTCTATGGGCATTTTAATAGTGACATGCCAATTATCCTGCCACCATTCCTCAACTGAATTAGTCTCGTTGTCGCCAGTCATCAGTTCTATCCTGTTTGAACCAGTCTGCTATGTCCTCTGCTCCCTCAAACTTAGTTTTATGATTGCTAGGATCAGGGTCACCCAGGTCCATCTGATTCAAAAAATCATCCAAACCTCCTTTAGAAACGTTTGGATTTGATGCTACTCTACGTGCTTTACGTAACATCTCGCCTGCTGACCTGTTCGCTTTTGCTAACTTGTCTGCCCAGATCATGTCTGATAACTGGACTTCTTCACCCTTTGCGATACGATTACAAATGTATTCAAGTCGCAGACGATACTCCGTAGATAGCATATATCTGGTGTATTTCAGGTATTTAGGGTGCGTCTAGATTTTTTGCCAAGTTATCTAGTGTCGTTCGCATATTTTTAAAGATCACATTCATGTCAGCATCCTTAAATCCCATCGCCGCAGATGTCATCCTAATCTTTTCTTTCATCTCCATCGCCTCCGGATCATCTGACAATGATAGACGTGTCCACATGATCTCTTGCTTATTTAAAAGCATCTTTAACTTTTTCATGTGCTCAAGTTTCTCATGGTCATTCATTGACCCAAAAGTCATGATAACCTCATAGAGTTCCTTCTGGATATTAAAAATATCCTCCATCTCCTCACGGATAATAGAGGATTCAAAAAACTTACTCATTAACTTGCTCCCTCAAGTATTTTTTATACTTGAATACATCGATATTTAGAAAGGGTTCATACTTTTTGATTTTGAGACTAACTCTTTCCCATACAGGATCTAGTAATTTTTTATCAAAATCTTTAGCATATCCTAAAATCTTATCTAAGATTGCCATCGTTTCAATACTGGTTTCCCCCGCTAAGTATGATTTTAATACAGGTGGATGACCTTTACACTTAAACAAATCAGTCAGAGTAT